AGGTCAAAACTTCAAGTCTCGTACACTTTTAAAAAGAATACAAAAAGAATTAAAGAATACAAAAGGCTACAATGGTAAGTCAGTATTTGCAGCTGATTTTAACAAAAAAGGGGAAAAAACAATCTCCATGAGAAAAGTTTCTAGCGCAATAGTTGCTGGCTTTGATGTAGCAAAAAGAAAGGTTACAGGCAAAGAAAGCCGCAAATCTTTGCTGCTAAAAGAAAAGAAAATAAAGCATATGATTGGTGACTTAAAAGCTATTGATAGTAAAATTTATTATGATGGCAAACAAGTAAAAGACAGTAAAGGTAAAGTCGTTAAAGAAAACGAAAGAGCAACGGCAACCATAACAAACAGTACGCCTCAAGGAGTTAAAAAATCTAGGCGCACAGTACGTGAGGCAATGAAATAATGTCTAAAGGATTATATGCAAATATAAACGCACGTAAGAAGAAGGGAACAAGTAGGTCAAAGAAAAACTCTACTATTAGCGACAAGGCTTACAAAAATATGAAAGCTGGCTTCCCTAAAAAGAAAACTTTATTGAAAAAGGATAAATAATGGCTTGGACATTTAAAAATGGTGACCCATATAAGGGTGACACACACGAATTAGCTGGTATGACTTACTCTGGAAAGACGCGCACACGCGATTCTAAGCCTCTGCTAGAGGTAAAAGAGGCAGCAAAGCCTAAGAAGGAACGAAAAACTAGAGCGACACCTTTTAAAAAGGAAAAGTAACTGTGAGTTTTCTTAACACATTGCAGCCTAAAGAGCGCGATACACTACGTAGGGTGGTGCGCATAGTACATATGAAGCATCATCCTAAAGATTTTCAGACAGATCACGAAGCTGACAAGATTATTGAGGCTATTGGCCCCGAAATTGCAGCAAGAATGATTAAAGTTGGCATAGATAATAAGATATTAGATAAGTGATAGATTTTAAATACAGGCCAGATGGCGAAGTTGTTAAAGCGTTTATGAAAGACGACACATTCTTTCGTGGCATTCGTGGGCCTGTTGGTTCTGGCAAGTCAGTGTCTTGTTGCGTAGAAATTTTTAGACGCGCATTAGCACAGAAACCTAATAAACAAGGGATACGCCGCAGCAGATGGGCAATAATCCGTAATACAAACCCACAGTTAAAGACTACAACTATAAAAACATGGCTTGATTGGTTCCCAGAAGACCAATGGGGCAAGTTTACTTGGTCAGTTCCCTATACACATATGATAAAAAAAGGTGATCTGGAGCTTGAAGTCCTCTTCTTAGCACTTGATAGGCCAGAAGATGTCAAGAAATTGCTATCTTTAGAGCTGACAGGCATATGGGTTAACGAAGCTAGAGAGATTCCTAAGTCAATTATCGATGCATGTACCATGCGTGTAGGTCGTTTCCCTTCCATGCGTGATGGCGGAGCTACTTGGACAGGCGTTATCTGTGATACCAACGCTCCAGAAGAAGATCATTGGTGGCCTATCATGTCTGGCGAAGTACCAGTGCCTGACCATATCCCTAGAGAACAGGCTAAAATGCTGGTAAAACCCGACAACTGGTCGTTTTATACCCAACCTAGCGGTATGATTGAGAAGTTTGACGAAGATGGCGAGATAGATGACTACGTTCCTAACGATGTAGCAGAGAATAGAGAGTATATGCGTCAGGATTACTACCCTAATTTGATACGTGGTAAGACGAAAAGCTGGATTGACGTATACGTTATGAACAAATTAGGCTCTATCCAAGAAGGTAAACCTATCTATCAGATGTTTGCTAGCGATATGCACGTAGCAAAAGAGGAAATACCTATCGCTGCTGGGCTTCCCTTATACATTGGTATAGATTTTGGGCTTACACCTGCTGCTACAATGGGGCAAAAGGTACGTGGTAGGTGGCTAATACAGCAAGAAATCGTTGCATTTGACATGGGTATCGTTAGATTTGCAGAGGTTTTGCGCCAAGAGATAGCTACTAGGTTCTCAACTTGTTCGGAGGTATTTATATATGGCGACCCTGCTGGTGATTTCCGCGCTCAGACTGATGAATCAACGCCCTTTCACATACTGCGTGGTGCTGGTTTGCGTGCTTTCCCTGCTCCGTCTAATTCTGTTGACCTAAGATTAGAGAGTGTTGCGTCCCAATTACAGAAAATGACAGAAGGAAAGCCAGCATTTCTTATAGATCCGCGCTGTCAGCAGCTAATAAAAGGCTTTGAAGGTGGGTATCAGTACAGACGTATGGAGGTTTCTGGCGAAAGATACGCAGATAAGCCTGATAAAAATATGTTTTCGCACGTACATGATGCGCTACAGTACCAAATGTTAGGTGCTGGAGAGGGCAGAGCCTTAATAAACAACCAGAAACCAGCCTCTGCAACAGTAGCAAAGGGCAGTTTTAATGTATTTGATAACCGAAAGAAGCCACAGCGTAGACAAGGATTGTGGTCAAGACTCTAAATTGTGCATTGAAAACTTTTCTTTTCTATGCCAACCAATGTAAAACAACTAAGGAGAACAATATGTGTGGTGGTGGTGGCAGAAGCCAAGCTGATATAGATGCTGAAGCTAGAAGAGCAGCAGCTGATCGACAAGCAGCAGAAGATGCAAAGCGTAAAGAGCTTGAAGAAAAAGCAGAGAAAAAGCGTGAAGATATTGGCGAAGCCGTAGAATCACGCGCTGAAAGTAAAGCTATGCGTGGCGGTACAGGTCGTCGTTCTCTATTTAGAGCAGGTGGCGGTGGATTCTTAGATCGGTTTAGTTAATGGAAAAAACAGCCAAGCAGTACATACAAAAGTATGAGAAAGCCAAGTCCTTTCGCGAGAACTGGGTTCCGTTGTTCGAGGAGTGCTATGAGTATGCACTACCTCAACGTGAGAGTTTTTACGCTGAAACTGCTGGGCAAAGACGCGATGACCGCATATTTGACGAGACTGCGGTGGTGGGTGTTCAAGAGTTTGCTAGTCGCCTCCAGTCTGGGCTTGTACCTAATTTTGCTAGGTGGGCTGATCTCATGGCTGGTAGTGAGGTTCCTCCAAATCAGCGTGAATCTGTTGATAACGAGCTTGACGAGGTAACAGAATACGTCTTTGAGATACTACAAAACTCTAATTTTAGCCAAGAAGTACACGAATCCTTTATGGATTTAGCTGTTGGTACTGGGGTTTTGTGCGTAGAAGAGGGCGATGCTCTTAATCCTGTTAACTTTTCTGCGATACCATTGCCTCATGTGGTGCTAGATACTGGCCCTGATGATAGAATTGACCACGTTTTCCGTGAGCGTAAGGGCGTAAAGTATGATCACTTAGAAATGATGTACCCAAATGGCACATTAGACCCTAAAGTTATGAATTATATGGGGTCAGATAAGACAACAACTGTACTAGAGGTTGTGTGTCGTGACTACTCAGCTAAGAATCAAGAAGCATATTTAAGTTATGCGTTCTGTATGACTACGAATACTGTGTTAAACTACAAACAAATGGTAGGTAATGGATCAAATCCATTTATTTGCTTCCGTTGGTCTAAATGTGCAGGTGAAGTTTATGGTCGTGGCCCATTAATTAACGCATTATCTGCTATAAAAACTACAAACCTTACCATTGAAATGATACTTGAGAATGCACAAATGGCTATCTCTGGAATATACCAAATGGAAGATGATGGCGTAATAAATCCAGATACAATACAGTTAGTCCCAGGATCTATTATACCAAAAGCTATGGGTTCTAGCGGATTACAGCCTATAAATGCAGCAGGTAGCTTTGATGTAGCCCAGTTAGTTCTAGGCGATATGCGTCAAAACATTAAACGTGCGCTATATAACGATATGTTAGGCAATCCAGACAAGACACCAGCGTCAGCAACAGAAGTAGCAGAGCGCATGGCAGATCTCTCTAGGCGCATGGGCGCAGCTTTCGGTAGATTACAAGCTGAATTAGTCCAACCAGTGCTACAGCGCGTTATTTACATCCTTAAAAAACAAGGACGCATAGATGTACCTACTGTAAATGGGCGTGAAGTTAAGATACGCTCTGTATCTCCACTAGCTCAAGCACAATCTAACCAAGATATATCTAGTGTTGGTAGGTTCTTAGAGATGGTTGCTGGTACATTTGGGCCAGAGATGTTGCAGTTACTAATTGATGGTGAGCAAACAGCTATACATCTAGCTAAAAAGTTTGGTGTACCTGAAAGCTTGATTCGTGATGAAGAACAGCGTAAACAAATAGCTGCATTAGCGCAACAAATGGCGCAACAACAAGCGCAACAACAACAGGGTGGTATAGATGAGCAAGGGCAGCAAGGTTAATATTGGAGTTGATGGTTATCAAAGGGCAGCAAGTCAAGACTTAGAAATAAGTCAGAATGTAGCTGAAGTATTTGGCACACCAGCAGGGCAAGCTGTTTTGAAATATTTACGTTCTATAACTATAGAAATGGTACATGGGTCTAATGTCACTACTGAAGCATTAAGGCATCACGAAGGTCAGAGATATACTGTCGGCCTTATTGAAACACGTATCAATCATGCACATAGGAGTAATAATAAATGAATGATATACCAACAGAATCAAGTGAATCTACACACGGCGAATCAGAACGTGACTTTGTAGTTGCTGAAGATACAGCACCAGCTAGGCCAGAATGGTTGCCTGAGAAGTACAATAGTGGCGAAGATTTAGCCAAAGCGTATA